ATTGCTTTTTGTAAGTATGATAAAACAATATTTTTGTTTGCATCAACTAAACCAGAAGGTACATAAGTTACTGCATCAGGTGAGATACGAATACCTTGAGTACCATTTAAGTTTACACCTTTTTCGTTGTAAACATAATAGTCAGCAGTTGAACCAATTAAGTCTGGGCCTGTGCCTCTATTTGGTTTCTTTTTTACTTCTTTAACTTTTTTGATTTTTCTTGGGTCTATGTATCTAAGTTCCATAATACCAAGTTTAGGATTTTTTGTATCAATTACTTTATGATAATATAATCGACCATCAACATACCATCGTCTAAAAATGTCATGACCTTTTGTATCAAAATCTAAAAGTGATAATGTTTCATCAAAACACTTTCTTATTTCGGCTTTAACATTTTTCTTATAAGGTAGTTGGTCAAGTATAATAGAAACTGCTTGGTCTCTCTCATTTGATATAATTGATTCGTTAACGATATCTTCTATCGCACTATCACATTCAGGTTGTTGGGATACGTCACGATATCTTTTGACTAAGTCATATTCACTTTTGTCTCTTCCGTCTGTATCTAATACAGTTGCGAAGTGACCTCCACCTGATATTTCGACTGTGCCGTCATCAGGTGAAGGTTGTGTGAATTTCTGAACGCTATCGCTGTCTTTAATTCTTTCGAATTTAAATCCGAATAATTCTGCCATAATATTTACTCCTATACGCTTTATTTATAAGAGGCTATAAGCCTCCTCAAATTAACTTAGAGTGAAAGCATTAAGACCTTGAGATACAAAGTGTTGATATCTCCATGTGACTTCAAATTCTTCAAGTGCATTTGTTGTTTCATATGATAAGTCAATCTGTGCGATTGTCTGTGGATATGCGTTAACAAATCTATATGTTTTTAGAATTGTGTCGTCTCTGTCTAATTGCTCTACTGTCAAATCAGTTTGATAGTCACCGAGTTCTGTAACACCAGTGTTACCTGCTAGGTCATTGATTCCGTTCATCCAACGCTCAATTGCATTCCTTACAGAAAAATCTGTATCATTAATGAATGTAGTTGACCATGTTTCGAACTCTCTATCACCTGCGATGTAGATGTTTCTTCCTCTGAAAGGCACAGGTATCTCGCCAAGTGTTTGACCTGGTAAGTTTGATGCCTTTGCTAAGAATGAAGTTTTTCTTGAATCTAAACCTATTGCAATGCCTGGTGGTGGTGTTATAGTTACTCTAAATTGGTTGGCTCTTGCGCCAGCTCCAATTAAATTTGCTTTAAAGTCATCTATGTTTGCCATTATACCGCTCCTGCTACTTCAGTAAACGCTACACCAGTTCTTGTTGCAACGAAGTTTAGTTGAATGAAGTTGATAGCTCTTGCAGGTTTAACAAAAATATCTGCAACGAATTCATTTCTATCAATGACTTCGCCAGTATTATTTGATGCATCTGCTACAACAGAAAAGTCTGTAATTCCTCTTCTACCTTGAACATCTCTTAGGAAAGGTTCTACTAAGCCTCTAAACTGAGCTCTTGTAAATTCATCATTGAATTCAAAGAGTTGGAATTTAGCTGCAGTTGCGATTGCTTTTTCTAACAAGATAAACAATCTTCTAACATTGATTCTATCGAATGCTGAAGGTTGTGATAATGCTGTCTTGTCTCCGAATAAAAGCACACCTTGACCTGGTTGATTGATAACTGGGTTTACTCTTGCTCTGTATAGTCTATCTCTTTCAGATTGATTTGGATTGAAAGCAAGTTTAACTGCTCCTCTAATTCTACCTCTGTTATATCCAGCAGGTGAGAAGAAAGAATCAGCAACTTGGTCTGTTCTTGCACAAGTTCCAGCAACATCACCATTTAATGGTACGAATCGGAAAGTATCATTGTACTTGTCGTACATATACTTGTAACCTGAATCTAAAACCATAAAAGATGAACTTGGAAGTGTATCTGCATCAGTAGTAACATTATCTGCAGCATCAGTTGAGTTTGTTACTCCAACCACTGCACCTCTTCTAGGTGAAACAAAACATAAACAATCTTTTCTAGTTGTTACAATGTCGTTAAGCATTGTTGCATGAGTAGTAACGCCTGCTGTTGAATCAGCAACTATTGATGATGGTCCACCTAAAATTAAGTTTACATCTTCTAATGCGTCATCTTGGAATTTCTCATAAGCAACTTGAATTTCTCCAGCAGTAACAGCGTAATCATCTGTTCCACCAGTTAAATTATCAACGACAGGTGCGACAACATCTGTAAATGCAGTTGTGCCTGTTAAATTAGTTCCCCAATTTGTACCGCCTGAAATGTGGTCAGTCCAATAAATTTGAGTTGAATTAGCGTAAAGAAAATCTGGGTAGTAAATTGAAGAACCAGATTCGTTCTTTGCGTTTAAATGTTTGGATAAGTTTCCGAAACTTTCAACAACCGAGTTAGTTCTATTACCAGCAGCTGAGTTTGCAAAACCTGTTATTGAACCATCTCTGTCATAAACAACAACATGTAACTCATCATTTGTTCCTCTTTGATTTGATGTTGCGTATGTTGATGTACCTGGGGCACCGTTAAATAAATCATAAAACTGCCAACGTCTTTTAATGTATGAGTTGTCAGGTATGGTATTATGAACGCCACCACCATTTGGATTATCTTTTTGTCTAATTGTTAATGTGTCTGTTGAGATAGAAACGACTTCATACTCTTTACCATTTTCGCCACTTACAGGTGTTGTACCGGCAGAATCTGAAAAGAATGAAATTAAATCGCCAACATTAATTACATTGTTTGCTAAATCAGCATCATCAACTGCAATTGTTGTTGAACCTGCAGCATCTTCTCCAACTGTTAAGTTAGAAGCTGATAATACTTGTTCGTATGCTGTTGCACTTGGGCAAAGCGAAACTCCTAGTGAGTTACCCCATGTTCCGGCAGTTCTTGCAGTCCACTCGCCGTGTGAACCTTCACCTGCTGAAAATGAAGTTAAGTAGTGGTCTGTATCTCTTATTAAGATACCACTATTTGCTCCAGCGTTGAGAATACCACTTTCTGCTCTTACAACCTTTAAGGAGTTTGTATAACCTAAAAAGTTTGCAGCTGTAAAGAAAGATTCAAAGTTAGATGAGTTTGGTTTTCCAAATATCTTAACTAATTCTTCTTCACTTGATACTGTCGTTACACTAGAAACAGGGCCTTTTTCAAATGCACCTGCGATTGCACCAATAGATGTTGCAACGGTAGGTACCACATTAGTTAAATCGACTTCTCTTACCTGAACGCCAGGTGAAACTAGAAATGCCATGGGTTGTCTCCTTTTAAATGATTTAATATATCATTATTTCTTTATACAAGTTTATTTATAGTTTTTTTATTTTCAACAGCGCCATTTTTATAGACCGATTGTATATAAATAAATTTATGCAATCACACTATGACAAATATAAAGAAACTATCAAGAAAGTGGCAAGACGACACTATAATAAACGTGTATCTTGGTTAAATTCCCACTTATCTGATAAATCTTGTATCAATTGTGGTGAATCTGAAACTATATGTCTCAAATTCTATCCTAACGATTCAGAAATTCGTAAAAAATCTAAAACTACTGCAATTAATGGACAAAGAGAAGAAATTTCAAGTCTAATAGACAATTCAAAAGTTCTTTGTCATAATTGTTGGATTAAATTAGATAGTGATTTAATCGAACTTATTTAGTCATCTCTAGGAATTACGACTGTCGACCATTGACTTCCGTATTCTGTACTTTCATACGGGTCATTTAAACCATCATCTACAAATCCAAAAGGTGACATATCAGATTCTAATTGATTTTGTGTTTCAGAATACATTTTAGCACGAATATTCATATCTGTTAACTCTTTAAAGTATGTTTGGTCACATGCCCAAGAAAACAGTACTAAACACATCGCTAAATCGTCATTAGCACCCTCCTCAGCCTCGATTTGGTTTCCTTTTACTATAAATGTCGATAATTCGTTAATCATGTCAAAATCTTGAATAACTATCTTATCTGATTCTACAATTTGTTTTAAATTAGATGTACCTAACTTTTTTACAGCCTTAGTTGTACGCACACCCAATTGTGCTTTACCACCAGAATATCCACCTCCCATAATTTGTCCAGCACGACCACGCATATAACACATAACAATATTGTCATATTCTAAATCATAATGTAAATTATTCGAAACTTGTTCACCAATATCATTAACTTCAACTAAAACAAATGCATGATGGTATGCTTTTGCAACTGTATTAATTTTATGTGGGAACATTAATGGTTTAATTTCATTGTCTTTAAATGTTGCAACAACTTTATATGGTATTTGTGATACATCAATAACTGCAAACGCAGAACTATCAT